AATCAAGTATATTAGATGAACTAAATCCGACAGGAGAATGGAGAAAATGAAGTTAGTAAAGCAAAGTGAAAAGATAGGTCTAGCGTTAACAGAGAATGAGTTAGACGATATTGTTAATTGTGTAGAAGAAGTAGCAACAAGAATGGATGTTACAGCTGATAAAGGTTGGGGAACACCATTTATAAAGAACCAAGTTAGTAAACTTAAAGTACTTGCTCTTGACTTACAGAAGATAAGAGATAAGTATCAAGATACAAAAGGAGTAACTAATGAAAACTGCAAAATCGAATACGAAGGATTACCTGAAGAAAATTGTAACGAGTGCGACTAAAAAGGTCGGTTATAAAGCAGGTAAAGGAAAGCATTTTCTAGGTTCTTTGCCTGTAGGCTCAGTCTTTGAGACGAATAGTTGCACAGGCATACTACTTAATAATGAAACTAATGCTCAAGTCCAAATATTTAATACTAGAGATGGTATGGACACAGATTATGCCAAGACGCTAATAGGAAAAAGCGTTTGGGCTTGGGCTACAGAAGTTAAAATAATAAAGCTAGGTAAGATACCTGAAGGAGAAGAAAATGGAATGGATTCAAACATTCATTGAAGAAAGATATTTTCCGTTTTATGAAGTAATGTGGTTGTTTATGATTGTTTTATGGTGGAGTGTGATAGTGAGACTTAAAAGAATTGAAGATAATCAATATGAAATAATATCAGAAATAGTACACGAGGGGGATTAAATGATAATATTAAATGTATGGGAATGGGCAGTTAATGTGCTTGTTCTTGGAATAGCTGCTGCTATATGGGTAATTGCATTGTTTGGATTTGCATTACTAATGAGTTTAGCAAAAGATTGGATATGGAGGGTTAAATAATGGGTAGAATGTCTTATATACATTATCTTTGTGAAATAAAAGATAGAAAAGCCTTAATGGAAGAAGTGTA